CGATACACGTTTGTCGTATAACCGCTTGGAATTTACTTCCACAGGTTCAGGCGAGACGTTCCGTGCTTTGACCCGAGTAACGGGTGCTAACGGCGCTACAGGCGGCACGATCAACGGTGCGCACATTTCTACTTCAATTAACACAGGCGGCACGATCTCTGGTGCGGCTAACGCTATTCGTGCAACCTTGGGAGGCTCCGTAGCTTCTCCCGGCGGTACTTTGGCTGTTCTGCAGTTGGACACAGATTACTCTGTTAACGCTTCTTTGCCCGGTACAGCTTCGTTTATTCGTGTAACGGACAGCGGCGCAAACACAGGGGAGGTTCCTTTGTTGATGAACATTGAAACAGCCCCTGCCGCTACGATTGCGCCCACTGCAAGCAGCGTAACTACTGTGTCTAAAGCAATCAAAGTGATGATTGGCGGCACTGTGTACTACGTGCCTGCTTACGCTACGTTTGCATAATGCAGATCACCAAGGAATTCTTGGAGTCTGAGATTCGTGAACTTGAGACTGAAGCACAGAAGGCCCAAACCTTTTTAGTTCAGGCTCAAGCCACGATCCAAGCGTACAAGATGTTAATTAACAGGCTAGAAGCCCCAGAACCGGAAACGGAGCAATCATTATGATGCAAACAGACGTTAAATCGGGCCACCTTAACAACTCAGGTTTTGTTGTTTTGGGGCGAAATAGGCTCAAAGCTGTTTCTATGGTTGGTACAGCTACGGCTGGAACACTAGATATCTTTGATACCACTACAGCACCTGTTTCTGCCACGTATTCAAGAACTGCTGCGGTTATTACCGTTACCAAGGTAGCTCACGGTTTGGTTACTGGCAACGTAGTTGGATTGACTTTTGCAACAGCAAGCGGATCATCTGGCACAAACGGTAATTACACAATTACACGTACTGGCGCAGACACTTTTACAGTTACAGACATTAACTCTGGAACTATTGCTGGTGGAACAGTAGCCGCGTACGCATCTTTGTGGCTTGCTAGTTACGATACTGGTGCGTCTGACTTGTTTGGTAATTTTGCTTTAATTCCCGGAGAAGGTATTTTGGCAAGAAATGGTATTTACTTGAGCATGAGTAACTTACTTTCTGCGAACATTTACTATGGCTAAGTCACCAGCATGGCAGAGGAAAGAGGGCAAATCCGAGAAGGGTGGCTTGAACGCCAAGGGTCGGGCCTCCGCGAAAGCGCAAGGTATGAACTTGAAACCTCCCCAGCCGGAAGGCGGCTCACGGCGCGACTCTTTTTGTGCAAGGATGAGTGGCATGAAGAAGAAGTTAACCTCTGCCAAGACAGCCAACGATCCAGATTCACGGATCAATAAAGCATTGAGGGCATGGAATTGCTAGATCTAAACACCGCATGGTCTGCCGTCTTGTCCTTAGTGATTGGATTGTTAGGCTATATGATGAATGAAAAGTTCAGGGAGCTGGCTCGTGTCACGATCCTGTTGAACAAAACTCGTGAGGAGGTTGCTCGTGATAACGTTACTCAAGCAGAAATTGACAGAATTACAAATCACATTGACCAACGCTTTAACAAGCTTGAAGCAAAAATTGACCAGCTTATTCAAAAAGGGTAATTAATCATGGTTGCTCCACTTGTTGGTCTTGCTAAAGCATACGCCGTTAATAGGGCAAAAGACTATTTGGCTGGTCAAGCTGAAAATGTTTTAGGTTTACCCAAAGACTCTATTGCTCTTGCAACCAACCCTGCGGGCTTTGCAAAAAATATTGCCAAAAATGTTGCCAAAGACTACGTCAAGGATTCATTTATGGGTCGTGATGCAATCCCCGAAGAAGATCGCAGTTTCTCTTCATCAGGTGGCGGCTCTAAAGTTAACACTGACGAAGAATTAACCGCTGGTACTTCTGCGTTTAAACGTGGCGGTAAAGTTAAAAGCACTGCATCCCGTCGTGGAGATGGAATTGCACAGCGTGGTAAAACAAAAGGCAGGTACTTGTAATGCCAAGCACAAGTAAAAAGCAGCACAATTTCATGGAAGCGGTGGCTCATAACCCATCGTTCGCCAAGAAAGCAGGAGTCCCACAGTCCGTGGGGAAAGATTTTTCAGAGGCTGATAAAGGCCGTAAATTTTTTAAAGGTGGCGACATGAAAAAGATGAACATGGGTGGATATGCTGACGGTGGTATGACTATGGTCAACAAGGGCGGCAAAATGGTTCCTGACTTTGCTGCTGACGGCAAAGGCAAGATGGCTAAAGGCGGTATGGCTCACAAAGATGTCAAGATGGACAAGTCCATGATGCAAAAGGCCGTGAACAAACACGAAGGCCGTTTGCACAAAGGCGCAGAAATGACCAAGCTTTCCAAGGGCGGTATGGCTCCATCTAAGATGGGTTCAGTTAAATCCTCATCAAGCCGTGATGGTGTTGCATCTAAGGGTAAAACCAAAGGCACAATGATTAAAATGACCAAGGGCGGCAGAGCCTGCTAAGGGGAATATTATGAAAGTTAGCTTACCTGATAATAGAGATATTGGTGAGGCCGTTGGCGATAGCAATGAAGGCATGAAAGATGCGTATGACGTAGGTCAAGCTGAAATGCGTATCAACAGTGCCAAAGAACGTATGCGGGCTGAAGCTGAAGGCGCAAGAGATGCGGGCAAAATTATTGAAAATACTGGCCCCCGTACAAAACCGTCTAAACCTGCAATTGTTACCAAGGAAGAATTAGCCAAATCAGGCTATGACAACTTGCGTGACTATTTAAATGCCAAACAAGGTTTGACACGCCGTAAAGAAAAAACTCCTACTCCTAAACTTATTGATCCATCTAATATTAGAAGTGGCCCTCGTTTTGACGACGAAGGACTTATTGACCCCAAAAATATTAGAAGTGGTCGTCGTCCTGAAGAAGAAGCACTATTAAAAAATCGTGTTAAAGGCATGAAGAGCGGCGGCTCTGTTTCTTCTGCTTCTAATCGTGCAGATGGTTGCGCTACTAAAGGCAAGACCAAGGGCACTATGGTTAAGATGAACTACGGCGGGAAGTGCTGATATGGCAACCGTAAAACCTGCTGCTAAAGTAGTTAAGTCTTTAAAGAAGGCTGGGTTTTACGGCGCGAGTAAGCCTAAGCGGTTGGGTATTATTAACAAGGTTACGACTAAACCTCAACGGATAGAAATGGTTGATAAATTGTTTCTAGCTAAAAAAGCCAAAGGTAATCCAAAATGATGGCAAGCCGTGGAATGGGAGCAATGCTCCCTAGCAAAATGTCCAAAGGCAAGCGTAAAGCTCGCCGTGATGACACTGACTTCACGCAGTACGCTGAAGGCGGTAAAGTCAATGCTGCTGGTAACTACACCAAGCCAGATTTGCGTAAGAGAATTGTGTCTCAGGTAAAAGCTGCGGCAACTCATGGTACAGGCGCTGGTGAATGGTCTGCTCGTAAAGCTCAACTTGTAGCTAAAAAATACAAGGAAGCTGGTGGAGGATATAGAGATTGAAAGCCCCTCAGAAATCGCTTAAAGATTGGGGCGACCAGAAATGGCGCACTAAGTCTGGCAAACCGTCTAGCAAGACGGGGGAGCGGTATTTGCCCGAAGCAGCTATCAAGTCTTTATCATCATCTGAGTACGCAGCTACAACCAAAGCCAAACGCGCAGGCAAGGCGGCGGGCAAACAGTTTGTAGCCCAACCAAAAACGATAGCAAAGAAAACGGCAGGATTTAGATGACCACTACCGGCTCAACCCTATTCAATATGGACTTCACGGAGATTGCCGAGGAAGCGTGGGAGAGGGCTGGGCGGGAGATGCGTTCAGGTTATGACTTACGTACAGCACGTAGGTCTATGAACCTAATGACCATTGAGTGGCAGAATAAAGGGATTAACATGTGGACTATGGAGCAGGGTATCATTAACCTGACTCCCGGTCTGGCTACATATGCTCTGCCTACAGATACCATTGACTTGCTTGAGCATGTCATCCGCACAGGGCAGAACACTTCCTCTACGCAGGCTGATCTAACCATTACACGTATTAGTGTGTCTACTTATGCGACCATTCCGAACAAACTACAACAAGCAAGACCAATCCAAGTTTGGATTCAGCGTCTTTCTGGACAAACTAATCCAACGACTGCGGTCTTGGATGGAGCCATCACCTCCACGGCAACAACGATCACGCTTAACTCGGTGGTTGGGTTAGCTGGAGCAGGCTTTATACGTTTAAACACAGAAGACATCTATTACACCTACATATCAGGGAATACCCTTGGTGGTGTGTACCGTGGTCAGAACAACACTACAGCCGCCGCTCAGGCAGATGGCACAGCAGTCTTTGTCCCGCAGCTTCCTGCGGTTACTGTGTGGCCTACACCTGATAACAGCACTCCTTACCAATTCGTGTACTGGCGCTTAAGGCGAGTGCAGGATGCGGGTGCTGGTATGGAGACCTCAGATATGAACTTCCGCTTCCTGCCATGTTTGGTGGCAGGTCTGGCGTATCACATTGCAATTAAGACACCAGACTTAATGCCTCGCATTCAGATGCTCAAACAGATTTACGATGAGACCTTTGAAATTGCAGCCGGTGAAGACCGTGAAAAAGCTGCTGTAAGGTTTGTGCCTCGTCAGATGTTTATTGGTGGTACGTAATGGGGAATAGGTTTGCATCCGGCAAAATAGCGATTGCCATGTGTGATCGCTGTGGGCAGCAGTTTAAACTTAAAAAGCTTAAGACAGAAATTATTAAGCAGCGTAAGTATCAACTGTTGGTCTGTCCGGAGTGCTGGGATCCTGATCAGCCGCAATTAATGCTTGGTACATTTCCTGTTGATGATCCGCAAGCTTTACGCAATCCACGTAAAGATACAACGTACGTTACGGCAGGCGTAAACAGTATTGGTAGTTTGACTGGTGGTTCGCGAGACATTCAGTGGGGCTGGAATCCGGTTGGCGGGTCTAGGTTTTTTGATGCGGAATTAACACCAAACTACTTGGTGGCAACGACATTTGTTGGTACAGTTACAGTATCTTAAGGAGCTTAAAATGGCATATACAAAATCAGCCGATGGCATCGCTAAAAAGGGTAAGACTGATGTTCAAGTTTTCCCTACCAGCGGCCCTTCCCAAAAAGAAATGATGGGCGGAAAAGGTAAGGGTAAGGGTAAAACCAACGCCGATATGAAATCAATGGGTCGTAACTTGGCAAAGATTGCCAATCAGAAGCGAGGCTAATCATGGCTACATACAGCAAAAAAATGATGGGTAAAGAAGTTGGCGATGCCAAGGTCTATGCAAAGCCACACACAATGACCGGCAAAGAAGTTAAAGCTTCTGAGAATCCCGGATCTGGCCCTGACCACAGCGATGCCGGAACAGTCAACATGGCAGTAGGTAACGTTTATCGTCGTTCACAACCAGCAGCTAAGACAACTGGTATCAAAATGCGTGGTGCAGGTGCAGCTACTAAAGGCTTTATGAGCAGAGGCCCAATGGCATGAATTACGCCGATCTTGTCACGCAGGTAAGCGATTACTGCGAGAACTCTTTCCCAACTGACAATATGAATACGTTCATTCGTCAGGCGGAGCAGCGCATCTATAACACAGCGCAGCCTGCTAATTTGCGAAAGAACGTGACGGGCGCATTAACCACTGGTAATAAGTATCTTGAGTGTCCCTATGACTTTCTGTCGGTATATAGCCTTGCCGTATATCCGTATAACACTACAACTGCTACAGGAACATCTGGGCAGAAAACAATTGTGGTGGCTAGTACAACAGGTATTGCTGTGGGCCAGCAGGCAACTGGGACAGGGATTGGCACTAATGCACAGGTTCGTAGCATTGCTGGAACCACAATCACATTAACTGTTGCAAATAGCGGTACGGTATCAGGCTCTATTGTCTTTCAAGGTGATTACTTGTATCTCTTGAACAAGGACGTTAACTTCATCCGTGAAGCTTATCCCTTGTCTGCACAGGTCAGTGAACCCAAACACTACGCAATCTTTGGCCCACGGTCAGACAATGTAAATGAATTGACGTTCATTGTTGGGCCTACTCCAAGTGCCGCATACATTGCAGAGCTTCACTACAACTATTATCCCGAGTCAATTGTCACAGCCGGAACCACATGGCTAGGTGATAACTTTGATTCTGTATTGTTGTATGGAACTATCTGTGAGGCTTACACCTACATGAAAGGTGAAGCGGATATGGTGGCTCTTGCCCAACAACGTTACGTACAGGCTATTGCTCTGTATAAAAACTTGTCAGATGGCAAACAACGTGCCGATGCTTATCGTGATGGTCAGGTTAGAGTGGCTGTTTCATGAGTAGTATTGTCCAAACCCAAACGACTAGCTTTAAAACAGAGCTATACACAGGCGTTCATAACTTAGCAACTAACACGCTAAAGATTGCCCTGTACACGGCTGCGGCTGATTTAAACGAGGCAACCACCGTTTACACGACAACCGCAGAGGTAACGGGTGGCGGTTACGTGGCGGGTGGCGTAACGCTTACGGGCGTGACTATTAGCTCTTCTGGGTATACAGCTTTTGTAGACTTTGCTGATGTGGTATTTAACGCCTCAGTAACTGCCCGTTGTGCGTTAATTTACAACGTCACACAAGGTAACAAGTCGATAGCTGTGTTGGACTTCGGGTCTGACAAAACGTCTACAAATTTCACCATCACAATGCCTGCCAACTCAGCTACGGCGGCTCTTATTAGGAGTTCAAATTGATTGTTACAACAACCAAAGGTGACATGGACGAATCATTGCTTGAAAAGCGTGAAGGTTCATTGGATAATGACAACGAAACAACCACATGGGTGGAGTATTGGTTGGACGGCGAATTAGTACATCGTTCTGCTCATGTGGCTTTGAAAAAATCCATGTTAGCGGGTCTTGAAGCAGCATCACTAGGATAAATCATGGCGAATACTCAAAGTATGTGTACCTCCTTCATGGGAGAGTTACTAAACGGCGGTCATCAATTTGGCACTATTACGTTGACCAGCAGGGGTAGCTTAACCGCACCCACAAAAGATACGTTTAAGGCGGCTTTGTATTTGGTGGGCGCTACTGTTAACGCATCGACCACTGCTTACAGTGCGAGCAACGAAGTATCGTCAGCAAATTATTCGGCTGGTGGTGAGGTAATTACCAACGCCAATGTGCCTGTAGCTACCAATGCTTCAGCTACCGCAGGGGTGGCTTATTGGACTCCTTCGGCAAGTATTGTTTACGGGGCTAGTGCAACACCTGTAACCTTTGCTGCTTTTGATGCGGTGTTGATTTACAACTCCACACAGGGCAACACAGCGGTTAGCGTTCACACATTCAGTAGCCAGACCATTACGTCCGGGGTGTTTACGCTAACGATGCCAACAAGTACAACGACTACTGCGCTATTGCGGTTGTCAACAACTTGATGTCATGTCTCTTGGATGGGGCGACGGTACATGGGGTAGTAGTGTCTGGGGCGGCGGTGAACTTGCCATCACGGGCGTTCAAGCAACGGGAGCCGTTGGGTTAGTAAAGGTAAGTGTTGAGGTAGCTCTCTCAGGTGTAACGGCATCTGGGTTGGTTGGGACGGTTGTAGCAAGCACTGAGACAGCTATCACAGGCGTAGCGGCAACGGGAGCCGTAGGGTCAGTAGGTATTGAAAAAGCAATAGCCCTGACAGGTGTTCAAGCAACCGGCGAGGTCGGAACGGTAGTAAGTAGTACAGCGATAGCTCTGACGGGTGTATCGGCAACGGGTGATGTAGGAACGGTCGTACCATCGTACATTATTGTTGAGAATGGGACTTTTGCCAGCGGGTTTGTTGGGACGGTGGTTCCAGCGTTCTCCGTAGCTTTGACAGGTGTGGTATCGGCGGGTGCGGTTGGAACACTGGGTGTTTTGCATTCTCCGGCTTTAACGGGTGTAGCTGCAACAGGCGCAGTGGGGTCGGTAGGAATT